AGCACAAGCTGAAATCGTAGCACACAGCCTTGATGCCGCATCTAAACTTGCATCGATTGAACATGAAAGACGCATGAATGAACATGATTCTATTAGAAAATCTGTTGAGTTACATCACAAGATAAAGAGTGATCATGAAAAGAATGAAATCACTTAAGGTTTTTATTTTTATTCTACTGATAGTTGATATTTACATCATTATTGATTGTAGCGCACATAGTAAATTTATTACTCATGATACTGAGTATCTTTATGATGATTGTTAAAGGGAGTTAGCAATGACTAGTAAGTATAAAATAACAGCAAATGACTTAGACCAAAAAGGTGGCGTTGAGCGCTTGGAATCTATGGGCCATGATAGAACATCAATCCATGATGCTATGTTTAAAATAACAGATGGGATTAGCAACAAGGATAGAACAGAGCTTATGACAAAATTTTATAAGCGTAATCTAGAGACACGTTACGGGAAGCCTACACGATGGATATAAGAAAAGAAATAATGGCAACTTACCTAGGTACTCTTAGAGCTATTTTAGAACTGATAGATTCTATGTCTAATCCTAGTATTAAGAAGCTTAGAAAGCTAATTGATTTAGAAATTAAGGGATTTAAAGAGCCAAGGAGAAGCAAAAATGGCAGAGAAAAAGAAGTGGATACAAAAGATGCACATGAAAAAGGGTGCCCTGCATGAAGAGCTTGGGGTTCCAGAAGGTAAAAAAATCCCTGCTAAAAAGCTAAAGAAAGCCGAGCACAGCACTAACCCAACGCTTAGAAAACGTGCGGTTTTAGCTGAAACACTAGGTAAACTACGAGGAAAGTAAAATGCGTGATAAACCAAAATCAGGTATGAAGAAAAAGCAAAACAAGAAGCACATGGATGTTCAAGAGGATAAAAAACTCGTGAAGGACATGGTTAAAGGGAAATGTCTTAAGGGGAAATAAATGCCTTTCAAATCCAAAGCCCAGGCGAGATATCTTTTCGCTAAAGAGCCAGAGGTAGCCAAAGAGTTTTCATCAAAAACCAAAAGCATTAAGAAGCTACCAGAACATGTGAAGCCTAAAAAAAAGAAATAAGGAGATTACAGTGTCATACCAAAGCATGGGCGATAAAAAGCACAAAATAGTAGACAAAGAGCGCGTATCAGGTGGCAAGAATATGAAGCGTAAGGATATGCCTATCGTTGACCCACTCACTGCCGGTAAGCGTGAAGCAGTTCATGAGCGCACACGCACAAAGACACCTCAGACAGAGGACAAAGCATATAAAGTTAAGATGCGAAAGGATAGAAATCAGTGATTGTATGGATTAAATACATTGCCGCTAAAACATTTAAGTTTCTATTCACCGATATTAACTCCAAGATTGAATCGCTATGCGATCTCTATAAAGATTTGCAGCAAGATTATTTTAGTTTTAGATTAAGAGAAGCAGAAAATAGAGAAATTATTGGAAAGATTAAAATTCTTGAAGAACAACAAGAAATAATGCACAATTTCCTCGTTGAAATCAACAAGTACCTTTCACAAAAATCTCAGGGAGAGAGTCATGGCAATGGAGTCAATGGGCAAGAAGGACGCTCACAAGAAAATGCATCATCATCACAAAGAGATGCACAAACATCACATGAAAGAAATGAAGCACCATGAGAAAGAAATGGAGCGACATGAATCCCGCAGCAAAAAAGAACACTCCAAAAAAGAAAAATGTATGTAATTTATTAATTAAGGACAATTATTGTCATTAATTAATTTATGAATTATGATAAAACCATATATTACGTTGCCACACGCTAAAATGGCCGATTCTTTACACGTAAAGTAATGCTTGCATACGGTGACACCGCCAATCAGTCAATAAAGAGGATTTATGACAGAAGAAATTGAAGCAGTTGAGCAGGATTTAGAGCCTGTTGTTGATGCTGAAGCTAAAGCGGAAGAGCCTAAGAAGACATTTACAAGTGATGTCGTAAAGAAGGTTGTTGAACGCGAAAAGGCTAAAGCATTTGAACGAGGAAAGAGAGAGGCGCTAATGGAATTGCAGCAACAAGAAAACGCTCCTGCTGAGACTATGCAGAATCAAGTCCAACAACAACAGCAGCAATCTGTTGGAATGGGTGGAATGAAGCAGATGTCACAGGCTGATATTGAGCGAATGATTTCAGAGCGCGCGCCGATGGCTTTACAAAAACACGTTCAAGAATTACAGCAACAACAGATGGTTAATACCTTTGTTGCTAAGATGCAACAAGCAGAACAACAATATCCTGGTCTTGAAGAAGAGCTTAATAACCTTAATTACAATGACCCAAGAATGACTTCATTTATCTCTATGGCTAATCAGCTAGAAAATACAGGGGATATTATGAAGGAAGTGCTAGACAATCCGACAAAGATGGAAAGTCTATTGAATATGTCGTACAACCAGCCATATCAAGCACAAAAGGCATTGAAAAGTTTAAGTGATTCAATAAGAACAAATCAAACTGCAAAAAGCGAGGAAGCGCAAGCACGCGATCCTCTGTCACAAATTAAATCCTCGACTACATCTGGCAATGCAGAGAAGAGTCAGCATGATATGTCTAGCGAGGAATTAAGACGACTACTCGTTAAGAAATTTAAATAAAATATCATAGCTGATTCTCTCTAGTTTTTTTAATTCACACGGAGAGGAATTAGTTATGTCTACAACACCAGTCAATATTTTACAAAATGTGCAGCTCTATATTAAAAGTGAGCTTGCATGGCTTGATAACGAGTATTGGGGTATATCAAACTCCAATAAGTCGTTGGAAGAATTTAACGACCGCCCAGGTAACCTAGGTGACGTTATCACATTCGACGCAACCCCTCGTTACATCTCTTACGATGGTCTTGTAATTACCGAGCAACCTTCAGTTCAGCGTCTACAATCTTTGATTTGTTCACAAGCAAAGAACGTATCAGCAGCTTACACTGATGAGCAGTTCATCTTCAATGTTGAACAATATATGGATAGATTTGGTATTGCAGCAGCCAAAGAAATTGGAGCTGGTGTAGAAACCGATATCCTGAAGAATATTGTTTCAGGCGTAGTAGGTAACAACCCCAATAGCCCTGAATTCGGACAAGCACAAATCAATTCCGGTCCTTTCAGATTCTTCGGAGATGGAATAAATCCGATCAATTCGTATCAACAATTAGCACAAGCTTGGGCAAATTTTACGGCGTTTGGCGCATCTACGCACATGAAGCGTGGTGTTATACCAGTTGACTTAGTTCCTGCAATTGTTGGCACTGGTTTAAACCAATTTGCACCAACTCGAAACGATGATATTGCTAAGGCTTGGGAATTAGGCTCATACGCAGGTCTTGACGTGAAATGGGGTGTATCTAACTTACTACCAATTCATGTTGCGGGCTTTGTGGGTAATGCGGCAGCTCCTAATAACATTTTAACTGTGGTATCCACAAACGACCCTACAGGGCAAAATGTTACTCAAATCACTTTCACTGAACCTACTGGCTCTACCGCTGCCAACGCTATTTTGGCTGGAGATTTATTGCAGTTCAATGATGGAGTGCCCGGAAAACCAAATATGAGATTCCTTACTTTTATTGGTCATAATCCTACCAGATTGCCTGTTCAATTTAGAGCAATTGCTAATGCAAACTCTGTTGCAGGTACTGTGGTTGTTAATGTTCAGACCATTAATAACAGCATCGGTCTTGTATGGGCGCAGAACCAGAACCAGAACTTAAACAATGTGATTCAAGCTGGCATGACTTGTACTGTTCTGCCTACTCACCAAGCGGGTTGGATGGATGCAGGTAATAGCTTCTACTTAGCTATGCCACGCTTACCTAATCAATCTCCTTTCGAGACTGTGTACTTTAAGGATAAGGAATCAGGGGCTGCTCTTCGTCACTACTGGGGTGTTCAATTTGGTAAGGACAACAGGTCTTATGTTCGTGACTGCGTTTGGGGTTCCACATTGATTTCAGAAGATTCAATGCGCCTAATTTTCCCTGTGTAATAAGACAATTTTTATAAGGAAATAAACATGTCAGAAACATTTGATACACAAAATTACATCCAATACGGACAATATCAGCCTTACTATATTAATGGGTTTGGGATTAGCAATGATGCAACTACTCCTAACACATTATTGAATATTGCTGCTGGTAGCTGTTTGGATTCTACGGGTAGCTTTCAGTTATCTTCCAATGTGTCGATTCAGATTAATTCGGCCATTAATGGATTGAATGGTTTGGATACGGGAACTGTAGCTGCTAGTACTGTTTATGCGGTGTATTTGGTTTGGGATCCTGTAACACTCCAACCCACAGGCGCTATGATATCAACATCTCTAGTAACCCCATTAATGCCATTTAGCTATAGTGCATTCTTGCTAATAGGATATGCGGTTACAGATTCTAGTGCGCACTTCCTAAAGGGTTACTGGTCAGCAGGTAATACATCTCTTAGAACCTTTACTTTCGATGCGCCTATCCAATGCCTTAATGCTGGTACCCAGACAAGCTACACAGGCGTTGATTTAAGTGCATTTGTGCCAGCCGTAAACAACACCCCTGTAGTCCTATTCTCTAACTTCACTGCAAATGCAGCAGCCGATATTGAGAATATACAAGGCTATAACTCAACAGGAGATGCAGTAACTATCATCGCCCCTGTTGCTGGTGCTACTGCTCATACAACATCTCAAAATACTGTATTAGCGCAATTGCACACAGGTGCGCCTTCAATCAAGTACAAAGTATCCGCAGGTAGCTTAGTACTCGATGTTTGTGGGTATACCTGGTACGTATAAACTCTAGGGAGAGAGAATATGGCTACACCTTATTTAGCTAGTCAATTGATAGAAAGAGCGTATTTTCTCTCCCAGGTTTTAGCTAGAGATTTGCAAACAATTTCAGGCTCACAACAAGATGATGGGCTTTATTTACTAAATGCACTTCTAGATATCAAATTTTCAGATTTGCAATTAATTCCTTATTACAAAAACTACCAACTCACTACCGTTCAAGGACAAGAAGAATACTTTATTCCTAATCTTGCAGAGGCTGACACTACTACATTCAATATCGGCGATGTTAGATTCTCTATGAATCCGCTGACAAGAAAAGAGTATTTCGGTACACCGCGAGTTGATAACCTTCAAGCACTTCCTTTTAGTTACCGATATGAGCGCACCTTAGGTGGTGCAAATCTATTCTTATATTTTGTTCCCAATCAAAATTATCTTGTAAATATATGGGGTAAATTCGCGCTTTCTGATGTGACCCTAGACCAAGATATATCACTGACATACGACCTATTCTATATAGAGTATTTACGATTTGCTCTCGCACAATACATATGCTGTGAATATGGGCAGACGTTTCCTGATGAATGTGAGAAAAAGCTTAAAGAGATTGTTAAAAAGCTTAAATCTGTGAGTCCTAAGGATATGTCGATTAGCAAGAGATCATTCTTTACTACAAACACAACCTTTGATTGGCAGTTTGTAAATTTATCTACTGGATATTGGCCATTCTAGTTGGCTATTGGCCATTTTTACATTATAATCCCTTTATTTTTAAATTATGGGGATGGAATGATAATAGTGACCAAATGCAGAAAACACGGACATTTAACCGAAGAGCAATGTTATTACTCGGAATCAAAAAATTTAGAAAATGGTTTTAGATATAGATGTAAAGAGTGTTATCAAAGTTATAACTTAAAACAAAGCTTAGAAACTAAACAAAAAAAATTAGAAAGAATAGCGAACTGGAAAAAAGAAAATAGAGATCGAATTAATAATAGAACTAGATTAGATAGACAAAATAATCCAGAAAAATATAAAAAATGGGAAGATAATTACAAGCAAAAAAATAGAGAGATATTGAGTTTAAAAAAATCATTATCAGAAAGGAAAATGAACATAGATGATTATCATGAAATGTTGTCTCAACAAGAAAGTAAATGCGCCATATGTAAACAACCAGAAACTAGAATGGCGCGAGATGGAAAAACGATAACGAGATTATGCATAGACCACGATCATGATACAAATGAGGTTCGTGCCTTACTTTGTCATGACTGCAATACAATGCTTGGAAAAGCTAAAGATTGCCCTGAATTATTAATTGAAGCTGCTCATTACTTAGTAGACTTCAAAGGATGGACAGAATAAAACCCTTATAACCAAGGACGGCTATGCCCTTAGAATCTACACAATCACCGCCATATGCACCACAAGCTCAACAAGGCGTATTTGAAATACCCGTTGATATTGTTGGGAGCAATACGTATGGGCGTTATCCAAAGATAAATCAATCACAAACCTATAACATGATGATTAGCGATGGGTTCTTGGTGGATTACGCAGGCTTTAAATTCATATCCCAAATAACAAATAATCCAATAGCAAATGGTCGTGGGGCGCATGTAAGCACTGTATTTAATCGCATGTACGTAGTCGCCGGAAACAATGTTGTTAGTTATGATCAAAATTTAGTACCAACACTTGTTGGAATTCTTTCTACTACAAGTGGTGAAGTTTATTTATCTGAAAATAATGCAGGCCAAATAGCATTATCAGATGGTGTAAATATTTATATTTGGGATCAAAACGCACTTACATTCACAATACCTACTATTGATTTTACCCCTGGGTTTCTTGCTTTTCAAAATACCTATTTTCAATGTGAAGCAGTAGGCACAGCGAGATGGAGACTATCTGCTCCAAATGATGGCACCTCATGGCCTAATGATTCAGCGCACGTAGGACAATTACAGACAAAGCCAGATACCGTACAAGCTGTAGTTCCCATGCCAGGTCGTGGAAATATGACTTTTGTATTTGGAAATACCGTCGGTGAGCAATGGACGTTTACAGGACAAGCTTTATTCCCATGGTCGCGAAATAACTCAATCAGTATAGACTATGGATGTATTAATCCTAGCTCTATAGCTTATCAGGGAAACTATATAATCTGGGTAGGAATAAGTGAGGAAGCAGGGCCTGTAATTATGTACACCACAGGCGCTGATATTAAAGAGGTGTCCACTGACGGGATAGACTATCTTTTCTCTACTCTTAAATCTCCAGAGGATTGTTCTGGGTTTTTAGTTAAGATTGACGGTCATCTTTTCTACCAGGTTACTTTTAAGACAGATAATATAACGCTTGCTCTTGATTTAAATAATAATAAATTCTTTACGATTACGGATGAGAACATGAACTATCATCCGGCACGCAAAATCGTGTATTTCAACAATACCTATTATTTCGTTAGTTTTAATGACCCAAACCTTTATGCATTTGGTACACAATTTACGACATATGCTTATCAAGATAAGTTCTTTGGGATTCCGAGAGTACGCATTTGCTCCCCAATTCGACTTGCAAGTCAAAGATCACTCATATACAAAAGTCTTGGATTTACTATTGAGCAAGGACAGCCAAACTTCATTAATGAAGAAGAATCAGAATTTATGATAACTGAAGATACTGAAGATCTTATGATAACAGAAGATGGAAAATTCATGATAACGGAAGGTTCTCCGCCTGATATTATACTAGATAGCCGCAATATGACCGTATTTCTATCTGTTTCAAGAGATGGAGGAGAATCTTATGGTAATGCAGTTCCCATGGCTATGAATCTAACTGGACAACGAAAATCAAGATTTATATTCCAAAGATTAGGTCGCGCTAATGATTTTACGCCACGATTACAGTTTGCAGGCTATTCAAGATATGTTGTTGGTGATGGAGTCGTGGAGGCGTATTTATGACACAGAACATTCCTGATTTACCAGTGAGTCCCTTAGTTGAGCAAGATGGATTTGCAACAGCTCCTGAGTATCAGTTTAGACAAAATCTTATACAAGCATTACAATCAGTTACTAGTAATGAGGGTTTAGTCCCGCCCACTCAGACGACAGCAAACATAGCAAAAATTGCCGCAGGTAGGGATACAGAGGGTAATTTTTCATGTCAAAGAGGGACTTTAATTTATAACTCGGACACAGATGAACTAATGGCGTGTTACTACGTGGCTGGTGTTCCGACATTTAAGAATTTATTGCACGCATAGGGAGATGAGCAATGGGGTTTTTCGATATATTTACTGGAAAGAATCCAGCAAATAAAGCAATGTCTTATTTAAATCAAATTCCAGGTGCCACACAGCCTTATTACCAGCCTTTCATTAATTCAGGTAAAGATGCTCTTGAGACACTTACAGGACAATATGGTAATTTAATTAACGACCCTAATGCACTTTACAATAAATTCAGTGAAGGCTATACGGCATCCCCTGGTTACCAAACAAGGCTTAAAGAGGCGCTGCAAGGAATTACTAATGCGGAAGCGGCGGGCGGTATGGCAGGAAGTCCAGAGCATCAACAATATGCAGCACAAAAAGCTGTAGATTTGTCAGGAAAGGATTTTGAGGATTATTTAAACCATATCCTTGGGCTTTATGGCGCAGGACTTTCGGGTGAGCAGGGTCTTGAGACACAGGGTTATGGCGCATCTACAGGATACGGGGACATCTTAGGTTCTAATCTTGCCCAAGAAGGTGGATTAGCTTATCAGGGGCAGGCCGCACAAAATGCTAACAGGTCACAATTAATCGGTAATGCTATGAAGTTGGCAGCATCTTTTGCGCCAGGTGGTAGCGCTGTAATGGCTGGCTTAAATTTATTACCCAACAGAAGTTATGGTTAAGGATGAATCATGGCAATTAATTATCCTAATTTTCCCAAGCTCAATGCCTCTGACGTAGGTGGTTTTGGTGGATTTGATTTAGGCGCTGCTATCAAATCAGGTCTTGAGAATTATAAGTCTTTCCAGGAAAACAAGGCACTTCCTGAACAACTAAAGAGAAAGGCCTACGCTGAAAATCTAGCCAATAAGATTAACGATGTAAATTATCAATATTTGCCTAGAAATTTAGAAAATAAAGCTATTGCATCTGAACTCTCTAATGCTATCAAAAAGCCCTATGCAGAAAATGCATCAAGAGCCTTTGAAGCTGATATGGGAAATCAGGAATCAACGGCTAATTTAAGTAGAGAAAATGCATATAAACAGAAAATATTAAATGAATTTTTAAGAGAAAGAGAGCCAGCAGAAATAAACGAAGTAAATGCGCGTGCCAATTATTATAAATCTGGTGGTTCTGGTGGGAGTACTGGAAGTAAGGACTACCTAAACTATGCAAATGGCGTGGCAACTGATAACCCTAATTTAAATCCACAGCAACTGCAAGAGGCTATAGATGTTATTTCCAAGGGTGGCACTACGCTTCAGGATGGAACACAATTAAATCCTATGTCTATTGGAACGAGGTTGGCATTTGATAGGGCAGTTAAATCCACAACCACTGCAAATCAAATAAATTCAGCAAATTCCGCAAATCAAGCGGAGGCTGAATTAGATGTTCTTAATGATTACGCTAATAAATGGATAAAGCCTTATGGAACAACTTATTTTGGAAAATCTCCTCAACAAATATTTGATACGTTTAAAAATGATAATAAGTCTCAGGAAAAACTAGGTAAGTTAATAGCTGCAAATACCCTGCAATATGAAATAGCTCAAATTAGAAATAGAGTTGCGGCCGGACAACCTGGTATTACTGCTACGCATGAGATAATGCGAGAAGCACAACAATATATAAATTCCTCTTGGCCTAGGCTTACAGAAAAGGCACGAAACGTTGCTTCTGACAGTATTAATAAAGCTATCAAAGAAGGTTTGGCTGCAAGAAATCGCCAGGGAGTTGGGGCTGGAAATACGTTTACTCGTCAGTTTAATCCCGCGCCCTCTGCATCCCCTACAGTATCTGCGCCTGAAGGATCTATTGGGTTATATAAAAATGGCCAGCTATATTACATCCCGCCAAATAAGGTTGATGAGGCATTAAGCGAGGGATTCACCTATGAATGATAAGTGGGAGCAGTATAAAGCGGACAAATGGGATCAATATCACCATTCTAACTTTAATAAAAGCCCTCAAGATTCTAATGCTTCCATTAATAGTAAGGATGTCGGTCGTTCATTAAATGATATGTTTGGTGGCTATGAATCTGGCGCTGAACGCTTAGGCAAAAATATTGCTGTTGGTCTTACTGAAGCTGGAAGAAATTTGGCTGACCTTCCTTTTAAAGTAGGAAGAAAGTTTGGCATAACAGATTTTGAAGCACCAAAAGTAGATTATCAGGAAGGGTACGGTATAGGTGAGCCTACATCAATGTCTGATGAGCTTGTTAGATCTTTAGCTCAATATGCACCCGCTATATTGATTCCTGGAATGGCTTTAGGTAAAGCGGGAGAAGCTATCTCAGTAATTCCTAAAGTTGGAAGTTTTTTAAGTGAAGCTGCATCGCAGGCTATTCCACAAGCACTCTATGGGGCAACCCAGAACGAAAGCGCAACAAAAGGCGCTATAGAAGGTGGATTAGGCAGCCTTGCAGGCTCTGCTATTGGCAAAGGGGTAAGCGGCATTGTCAATTCTTTAAGACCATCACAAGTCTTTAAGACACCTTTGACGAACAAAGAACTGGCTAAATCTTTTAGACAAGCTGAAGGCACAAATACAGACCTGGGGAATGTTATTCAAAACCCAAAACTTCAGCGTCTCTATGAAAACAAATTACCTAAAATCACTGGTGAAGCATCTCTTATGATGCAAAAAACTGGAAAGCAAATAGTCGACAAAGGCGAGGCGCTACTTAAGAAAATGCTCGGGGATAATCCAAGTGAGAATGTAGCCGCTCAATTAACAAAAAAACTAAAAGATTCTTTTGAAAAACATCAAAGTTTCAAAAATAATATTTATAACGCAGTGGATGATTTGGCTTCCAAAGAAAACCTTAATCTCAATTTGTCATCCTTTGCGAATGAAGCTAAAAAGTACATGAGCGCTATTGAAGATACAAATATTCTAAAGCATGAGCCTGATGCGAAAGCTATACTAAATAAGATAACAAATTATACAAATCCAGTTAAAGAAGAAACTACCAAAGGTTTATTAGTAGATAAGTTTGGAAAGCCTTTATTAGAAGAAACCAAAACTACTTACCCCACTTTAAAAGAAGCAAATATATTAAAGGGTAAGTTATACCGATATTCTAAAAACTATGCTCAGTCTTCAGATCCTGGCCAACGTAATATGGCCTCAGTATTTAAAGTTCTATATAGAAAACTTAAAAATGATATAAACTCCTCAATAGATAAATATGGAAGTGATACTCTAAAAGAAGGGTATAAAGTAGCCGAGGAAAACTATGCTAAAAACTTTTCGCCATTTTTAGATAAGGATATTTATAAGTTCATAGCTGGAAATGCAGACCCAGAAACTATTATTTCAAAGTTCATTACTAATTCCAAAACATCAGACTTAGGTGCTAAACTTTCAAAACTCGCAGAAAAATTATCCAAACCATCAACAATTCCAGGTTCTGAACAGTCAAATTTGCTAGCATATGGGTACCTCGCAAGGGCGTTAGATAATGAAGGTAATTTTAATCCGTCAAAATTCGCAACATTAATTAAGAACTTAGGTTCAAATCAATTAAAAGCTTTATTTCCAGACAAAGCGCTCAGAAAAGAAGTATTAAATTATAAGTCACTTGTAAATAAAAATACAAGATCACTGAACACTATGTTTAATCCTTTAACGGGTCAAGTTAATACTGACATAGCACCAAACGCACTTGCAAATATTGTGGGAGGTCTTTCTGGATTACTTACAGGGGGCGCTCCTGGAGCAATAATTGGTACAGTTGCGGGGCCAGTAGTTACTAAAAAAATAGCAGACTTTGCTACTAAGAAACTTACAGATCCTGTCTACAGAAGAAAATTTATAAATTCCTTAATAGCTAACAAAAAAGCTGAATTACCTAATCTCTCTAAAACCGGCGCGGTAGCATCAGAAGTTTATAACAAAGTAAACGGGAAATAATTTTATAAATAAGGGATGACAGCGAATTATATTGCCATATTCCTGATAACACGTAAAATATATACATTCAAACAGTAAGGACGCTGTTGCATGACATTTAATAACAACGCCATCATAATGCCCCCATTGCAACAGCAATTATGGGATAAGACACTGAATGTCCCATTGTCTGGCGGTTTTGTTCAATTCTTTAGAGATTCACAAAGAACTACACCCAAAGATGTATACCAACTTACAGGAACCGGGCCTGGTTCTTATACATACACTAATCTTGGTTCAGTATTAACGCTTTCTGGAATCGGCACGTACGTTGACGCAAATGGCGGAAATATTGCTATCTATTTGTGGCCATTTACAGGAAGTCCCAATGACGATCCTCCTTCTCAAATAGCTGATAATTACTATATAGAGGTTTACAGTTCTACAAATGTTTTTCAATTTGATATACCAAATTGGCCTGGAGTAGGCGGTGGTAGTAGTTCTTCGGATACAGCTGATACTACTGATAACGTACTTTCTAATGCGCAATTTGTAGAGATTAATTTCCCTTCTGATGCAACGCGATCATCTCCGTGGATGTTAAGTCTAACTGGAACTCAGACGGCAACAGAAATAGCACCTGATTGGTCGTTAGTTACTACTGGGAATGGCACCGTAAGTTTATATAGAGAACAAATATCAGATAATCAAGCGCCTGGGAATCCTGCATATGCTTTAGGGATTAATACCACTGGATTTACACAACCTATTATTTTAAGGCAACGGATTTTTTCACCAAGATTATTTGTTGGTCAATTTGTGTCGGCGACGTTTATTGTTGAATCATTAACAGGTGGTGCATTTGCAGTAACCATGAATTACACGCCATCTTTGACTGGTATGATTCAACAACTGTGTACTGGAGCCACGATTGCATCTGGATTTACACGTATATTTAATGATCCTGCGATATTGATTTCAGACCCAGGAAGTGGCACAGGTTATGTTGATATAACGCTTGTGTTTCCCCAAGGTCAAGAGTTTCAATTTTCATGTGTTCAGCTTTGTGGAGTTGCATCAGAGACAGAGATTGAAGCATATTTAGAGCAAACTCCGGCAAGAATTGAAGATCAACTCTTTCACTATTGGAATCCGTATTTACAGTTTAAGCCTATACCAAGCTTATTAGTTGGTTGGGATTTCGTAGTGAATCCTGTACAGTTTACTAGTGCTACTATTACGACTACTCCTGGTTACATATGTGATCAAACTATTGCAGCCACAAGCAGTGGCACTGTAAATTTTGGGATAGATGGAACAACAAGTAATGCGGTTTTTAATACCACAGCAAATAATCAAGCTTGGTATATATTGCAATATTTAAGTGGTGATACGGCATTTGAAATTGTTAGTGAAGTCGTTAGCTCTCTAGTTACTGTATATTCTCCTGGAAATCCTGGATGTTTAGCCAATGTTTATATGTTTTATTCAAATGGTGGCGGCACAATACCTACACTACCAACTACAATTGGTACTGTTAATAGCTCAGGTGTATTTACCTTAACAGCAGCTAATTGGGCTGAGATAACACAGTTTACACCTACAGGCGCATTTGAAATAACAGCAGCAAGTGGCGATGAAGTTGACATGAGGTTTTTTGGGTTTAACGCAAAGCAGTACTATGGTAGCTCAAGTACGGCAAATTTTGCTATTGTTGTAACATTTATGGCACCCACATTAAATACTGATATCGATCTTCTTTCAGTATCTTTAAATAAAGGCTATATCGCCACACGGCCTGCTCCACAGACTCCGGATGAAGTATTAAGAGAGTGTCAGTATTATTATGAGAAGAGTTATGATGTTGGGACTGTAGTTGGTACAGCTACAAGTATTGGCCAAAAGTATGCATATAATGGTGTTATTGTTGTAGATCCCACTGGCATGACCCCATCTGACATACTTTGTTTAAATTCATTCCAGCTTGAGTATAAAACTGTTAAAAGAGTTGCTCCTAATGTGGTTTTTTATGCACCTGATGGAACATCTGCGGCTATGGGAGGCTCTATAAATATAGGTATTTATAGAAATGGATCTGCAATTGTTGCAGATGCTGCAAACCCACAAAATATATCAGTGTCAACAGATTATATTACAACGAATAATTCAACGAATAGATTATTGATGAATTGCAAAGCAACTACTCCCGCTGCATTAACAGCAACAGCAGGGCTTGCTGGAGATGAAGGAAAAATTCTTTATCATTATGTTGCAGATGCAAGACTAGGAATAGTTTAAAAATTATACATTAAGTTAAGGATAACTTATGTCAACAAAATTATGCATGACACGTGATATCAACGGTTACAACGCTTTTGGTATTACCCCCACATACGATATCTACGCGGGTGCTTTGGCTGCAAATACTGAACAGCACTTCACAGTACCATCTAATAATGAATACTGGCTTGCCATATTTACCTTTTCACCTGGCGCTAATGTTTGGGTTGATTTCGCAACAACAGCAACAGTTCCTTCAAGTACAGTAGGATTGGTAAGTACTGTTTTAAATCCAGCGGGTCGTCAAGTAAAGGCAGGAACCGTAATAAGTCTTATCACAGCGGATGGGACAAATCCATGGTTTTGTGTGGAATTACAAGCTGTCAATAATTATGCAGGAATATTCTAATGGGCGTGCTCAATCAAGCGTTGGGCATGAATTTAACTGTTGATGATCCAATAATAGATAGCCCATTTAGTGAAAGTGCATCAATAGGATATATAGTCCCTCCTCCTGGGAGTGAATACATGATTACCGAGGATGGTAAATTCATGCAGACGGAGACAGGATTCAATTTAATGATCACGGAGTGATTACATGGCAGATATAAAATGGAGTGCATTCACAAGTGTTGGTGCACTACAAGCGAGTGACCAATTAGTAGGATTAAGAGCAGGCGTAAACGTACGCTTTACTGCTCCAATATTCGGCTCACAAATAGTAGTTGTTACAAGTGCATCACAGGCAATGACTACTAATACTATTTATCTTGCCAACGCTCCTGCAAGTCTTGTGACTTTTACGCTTCCAACCACTTCAGCAGTTGGCGATAGAATTTCTGTGCAGGGTGTAAGTTCCAATGGGTGGACTATACATCAAGCTTCTGGTCAGCAAATTTTCGTAGCACCTACGAATACAACGTTGGGCGCTGGTGGTTCATTAAGTTCAACCAGTCAGTATGATTCAATAAATTTAATCTGCACTGTAGCTAATACAATGTGGGCAAGTTTTGGTGGTGGTCAAACAACAGGATTCACCATAGTTTAGGGAGAAACTACATGACAACTGTTAATGCGGTCGGAGTATCGCTTTCCGGTCAAACCGGAACGGGCAGTTTTGCTGGAAGCACATCACCATCTTTTACAACGCCAACTTTAGGGGTTTCCACAGCAACTAGTATTAATTTTGGAGGAAGTGCGCTAAGTAATTACATTACGACTACTAGCTGGCCTCCAGTATTTACATTTAGCACCCCAGGGGATTTAAGTGTTGTATATACAACGCAGACTGGACGTTATGCGCGCATAGGTAATATTGTGATCGCTACATTTAACTTAACTTTCACACCAACTTATACGACGGCATCGAGCACAGCTCTAATCACAGGATTAACTCTAGCGCCTGCGATCTCCACGGTGGGATATTGCTACACATCTGCTCCATCATATCCCGCTGGCACTACATCGCCTTTGATATTGATTGCAGGCGGCGCAACCAATATACAAATAGCAGCAAGTGGATCAGGCGCAACTGCTGCAAATCTCACGGTAGCGAATATTACAAGCGGGGCAGCTTGTACTATTTTCGGCTCAATAATGTACGCGATTTAATGGATTTAATTCATGAAATTTTTGTCAAATGACGAGCGCTTCCATTATGCCTTAGATTATCTTTTGCAGGATGAGGGTGGTTATACTAATGAATTGGATGATAGAGGTGGAGAGACTAAGTTTGGTATTACACAATCTGAATTAAACAAATATCATTCAAAGTTGGGTTTGCCTGCAAAAGTAATAGATTTGACGCGTGAAAATGCTGCTACCTATTATAAAAAGATTTGGTGGGATCGCTATAACTACAATCTTATAAATGACATTAAGGTTGCAACTAAGATATTTGATTTAGCGGTAAATATTGGAGCTACTGAGGCTCATAAGATCACACAAGAAGCATTGAGTTACAACGGATATTCTATCATTTTAATCGATGGAATATTAGGCAATAAAACTATTGCTTGTATCAATGAGGTTTGCAGACATGGACGTGATGTAGATTTATTAAATGATATCAGAGAGGATGCACGTCTTTACTATGAGCATTTAATAGAAATAAATCCGAGATTAAAAAAGTTTGAGAATGGGTGGTTAGTACGCGCTATGCGTTAAATGGAATTTTTAATTTAAGAAGGATCTTAAAATGGCTATTATAAGTGCAATAACAAGTCAATCAGGATTGGTTGGCGTATTACCAAGTCTTGCATATATCCAAACTACAGACTCTGTGGCTACAGTTACAGCAACAGGTTATTTGAATAAAATAGTAGCTGAGGGAACACAGTTCTCTTTACCTTGTCTTGCGATAGTTTCTACAAAAGAATCCCCATCAGCGCAAGCAATTGCGGCTCCTTATCAGGTTATGCACTCAGGATCTGATTGGTCTTTAGTAGATGAAGCCGGTGGTGGAATAATTTTACCAACTACAGCAGGAACTGTACCATTCTTCACAAACACTACTGGAACCCTTCAATCCTCTAATATTCATGCAACATCATCCGGTGGTGTATCGTTTGGCGCATCAGGAAGTGGTAGTTCGTTGACTATATACCCGTCAACAGCCTCTAGAGGAACCCTAAGCTTAAATCCTGCCAATAATGTCGGCGACTTCTTCGTGCGAATTAGTAATGCGAGTTTCGGTCAATCTAGCATTATGACTATCCCAGACCCAGGTAATGTGCTGGGTAACTTCCTAGTCGAAGACGGCTCAGCGCCAATTGCCGCGGGCAATATACCTGTTGCATCTGGCACAACTGGTTTAATGGCTGATTCTGGCAAGTCATTCGCTACAGTACCCACATTTACCTCTCCTACTATAGTGGGAAGGATCGCAACATGGACGACAACTTCGGGTAACTTAGGCGAGAATGCTGCAACTGCTATCAACGGTGGTAACATTCAAGCTGGTCTATCAGGAACAGCGGGATCATTAGCTTCATATCCAGCAGCGCCAGCTACAGGTAATATACTTATATTTGCAACAGCTAACGCGGGGAATTTCCCAGTACAGATTACAAATGCTTCGTACGGACAAGGTACTCAGTTAGTACTTCCAGACCCTGGCGTAGGGCTTGCAAATTTCGTACTCGACCAAGGCACCACAACTATGGATGCTACTAGTCAGATAATCCTTGGTAAAGCCGATGGAGCAGAAGCTGCCAATGCTGTTACAGCTAGTGGTAATGCTGGTGTGATCACTACCTCAGCGTTGACTACTGCTGGTGGTGCAAGTTATGCGATTACTTGGACGAACACAATGATATCTTCGACTAGCTCTATCCAATTGACGCTTATGGGTGGCACCAATACCGTTAAAAATATAACTATAGAGGCAACTGCTGGTAGTGGTACAAGCACTTTGACCATCTACAACAATACAGCAGCAACAGCATTAAATGGCGATATCATAATCGGATATGCTGTTCTCTAATATGTAGCGCGCTTGTCTCCACTCGCTAGCTACTAAGGGAGGGCTAACTTCCCCCTCCCTTCTTCAATACTCTTCATTAATAGCAATAATTCTTTCAAGTCTTAATAATTGTCTTTCCATTTGATCTATTGTAGATCTTGATTGCTTAATCAATGTCTTCATAAGTATTAAAGTTCCGCCGTCTATCGAATCTTTATAATTAATAGTACGAACTAATGTCCTCAAGGAGCCCGCAAGCAACCCAATCTGTGACGCCAACAATTCTTTTAGCCCATGACTTTCATTTTTGTTCATAATTTAACAGCTTCCTTACTATTATACTATAAGTATAGTTAATGTGTTTTTGGATTAAAAAATATATCAAATTTCAGTATAATTTTTACCCGATCTGTTGTGCTAATTTTTTGCAGTAATTAATAGATACAAAACTTCAAGTTTATATACATTTTGGTGTCCAATATATACAAAAAACGTCTTAAGTCTGATTATTTTTATTATCAGACTTTTAGTACTAATTTAAAAAATAATCCCAATAAAAAAGCTAAACCACATACTTGCAGCGATACGCCAATTGCCAAAAAAACTGCCCACAGGATTTCCATTGTTACTTCCTTGCATTTATAAAGAAATATTTCTCTTTTTTCTGTTTTTGTTAAAGGAGTCCATTCTATCGTCCTATGTATTTCTGGGGTCGCGACTGTTCCAAATATTGCGTTACGTACATCCGAATCATAATAATTCTTCATATTCATTAGTTGTTGTCCTTAAAAATCTTATCGACATGTTACAAAAACATGTCGATAAGATTTTGTTTTATCGACATATTTTCATGATGTTAAATCTTCACATATTTTCTCAAAATCATTACATGCTAGTTCTTTTAGTTTCCCCCAGAATTCAGGGCTTGAAAATTCATGAGTAAAAACACTATGGCCAAATTTTTCTTCTACATATTCGTGAAAACTATGATTTCCATTTTTTCCAAAGGATATTTTTGTTATTGCTGTGATTATCGCTGCTTCGCGCTTATTCATTTTTTATATTCCTAACAGCTCAGCATCCAAAAATAATTCTGGATGCTCCTTGGCATACTCCGTAATACAATCATAGCATTTGAGGACTATATCCGTGTTAGAAACTACACAAGATATCAATAGCCCTTTCTTTTTTTCTGATAACCACATCTTTTTTTTACAATCAGGGCAATCAACGAGCTGACTTTCAGATTGGTCTTTGGGCGCTTCTTTGAATAGCGATAGGGGGGGACATGGAAATATCACGAGATCATTCTGTTTTCTTTTCATCTTCTTCACCGCAAAAATACCCCCAAGAAACAAGAATGGTAGGTTTAAATCCATAAAAAGCTAGTTCTTTAAGGCTTTCTTTTTCTGATTGAGTCATTTGTCGTCCGCACTCATTACGGCAATTAGTTGATGCACAAAATGTTTTGTCTAGAAATGTCATGGTTATCTCTTTAAACAATAAGGCCTACACAAGTTCCAAGGAGCAGTGATTCCCAGAGGGAGTAATTTATATTTAGTTTATGTGAAAACATGAGAAGCACGGTAACGATTGCAGCAGATCTAAATGCTGCCTTACATGGCAAATCTAATAAATAATCTAAAAATATACTTGCCCTACTTCTAGATATTATCGCGTGAAGGTTTCCATTAAGGCTCATTTGATATACTTCGAGGTGCTTAATGGCCTCTTCTCTTCTCTTGAATGTCTGCCCGCATAAGCAAAAGTGGTTATGCACTTTCTTTTTTATCCTCTTTGAGTTTTTCCCAAGCTTCTAAATGTACAGGCAATGACCCGCGCACATTCTTTAAAAAAAGGTCTGTATAATGCAATGATTTAGGAAGGTCTTCACCCATAAAAGCAATGGCTCTCCCCGCGCAATTAGCCAAAGCATTCAATATACAATTGACCTTATCTTCTGGGCTAACATCAGATTGTTCGTTAAAATTTGCAATAGCAGTTAAAATAGAATTAGCTAAATTCTTGCTTTCTTCTAGTAATTCTTCATCATTATTCATTTATTTCCTTTTTTACATATTTTGGTAAACAATAGACATCTCCATTTCTCTCAGCGTCTTTAAAATTGATTGGGCAGTTGCTTTAGATAGATGATCGTTATTCATTCTTACCCAGCAACTAGCATTTAATGATTTAGAAATAGCTCCCAACAGCAAGCAATCCTCATTTTTGTAATCTTCTTTAATTACGTACTCAATATCAATGATGCCTGTATAATTTTTATCATTATGTGCACTCATTGACTTCCTTTAGTTCTTCGGATTGCTGGTTGGCAATATCTGAAAGCAATTTAGCCACAAAATCTTTATTGTGGAGTCCGCACCGTGATAATAATTTTTTGTCGAACTGATAAAGTGTATCCAAAGCCATTACATACGTTTGCGAAAACTGAATCAATTGCATAATCTGCTTTTCACTGATTTTCATTATTTAATACCTATTTAATTGTATTTTTTTACATTTAACACATACATCTAAATCAGCATCAATCTTAGAATCTTGCCAGTCATGCTCGCAATAGTTATCGATCATATCTTGAATTTTATTCATCAATTCTTTTCTTCGCTCGCTATTACTTTTTCCAAATTTAGGCTCAAGGCATTCCAAGTAATATTCAAAATGCCAATAAATGTCGGAAAGCTCTTCTTTTGTAAAATCATTCATGAATCAATTTTACCAATCAACTGTTTCAAAAAATCAGCTTGAAATACTCTGTCTTCCCCATTGTGACGAATAACTATATCAATATAGTTGCAATCGTTAAGAATGGATTTAATTATATTAATTGTGTTTAACTGCAACTCATTCCATTCGTGCGCGCAATAGTTATCTATCAATTTATGAAGCTTTAACCATAGCAAAGCTTGTTTAGTTTCTAGGGCTTCTTTTTCGCTTAATAAAGCTAGCAACGTTTCTAAATCTTCTTTCGTGAAATCATTCATATAATTAACCATCATTTTTACCGCATTTATTACAATGACCTTGATCGTGTTGATTGTAAATCCATTCATGCTCGCAATAGTTATCGATCATGGATTCTATTTTTTCTGGCAACGCTGTTACCGCATTTAGAAATTGTCCTTCGTAATCTTTTACTAGCTGTTTTAGGTACTCTAGTTCTTCTTTCTTGAAGTCATTCATAATATTCACCACACTTATCACACACCGAGAAGAAAGCATATATTCCCTGATTAATATCGCGCAGCGTAAGTGAATTTGGGTTGGATGTCAGGTGGTCGCAATATATCTCGATCATGGATTGGATTTTATTTAATAAAGGCTCCTGAAGCTTCGTTACCCAAGATTGACCAAATTCGGTATACGCTTCACCCCAAGATAAAATATCTTTTAGCTCTTCTTTGGTGAAACCATTAATCATGATGATCCCCACATGTTGGACAGGGATTAATGGAATTAATATCCCTAGCTTGTTGGCCATCTGAATAACTATCGATCATAGATTGGATTTTTTCTCGCAACGCAATATATCTCGGATAATCACATTGTGGATGGCACCATTGCTCTAAAGCATATAATGTATCGGCTAGCTCTTCTTTGGTGAAATCAATCATTATTAAGACTCTTTTCACATTTAGAACAATAAATACTATCCATAGCGCATCCACAGCAACCATTTTCCCATTTGTGATCGCAATAGCTCTGGCTCATGGATATGATTTTATCTATTTGTTCTTTTGTTAAGTCAGTCATTATTTTTCATCCAACCACTTTCTAATAGTGCGCAGTTTTTGCATATCGCAATAGCAGCATTACCATCTTTCAACCTGAAAATCACTTCCCAATCATGTTTTTCCAGACATTTAGCATGACAATAGTCAGGATTTCTTTCAACAAAAGATGGCGGTAAAATCTCTTTCCAGCGCCAGCTACAACCTAAAAACTTAATTACATTATTATTCATGTTATAAACCTAAAATAAGAAGACAATTTCTTGTGGAGTCAGTCATTTTCTAAGCTCTCATGCTCACATTCTTTATTAAGCCACTTAATAAGCTCTTTAACTCCATAATCAGGTATTTTCACACCAGGCAACGGCATTGTTTCTTTGGCCTGCTCATAACCCAACATATATAAACATCCGCACTCTTTATGAAAATAAAAAATTCTTGCATTTTGATTAAGTAATGGTACTTCCATAGATAAAAACATATTTCAATCTCTCTTTTTGTCATTCACGACGCGGCTAATCATATATCCCAGGATAAACCCTCCGCCGATATAACATAGAGCTGAGGCAATTTGACATAAAATGTAGTAATTGTTCATTACTTATCCCTAAATCTCACTGGTTCACTATCTGGATACATTGAATACCACTCTTCATCACTAATCTCTACCGGCACCCCATTGCGCATCACAAAAATACCGCTGCCGCAGGATTCTTCATCCAGATTTATATTGAAAAACCAATTTTGTATGGATTCCATCCAGTCTGCACGACAGCGCTTACACACTCTAAGCGTGTAAAGCCTTCCTTGTTCCACGCTTTCTTCATGTTTGAAAGGTATTTTTAGCTCGTCCATCTCATAGAAGCAGGCCATAGCTAGGGTTCGTCTGTCTTCATCTATTTCGTGGCATCTTTGACATGCTTCCATTGTTAGTCCTCTTTACTATTATCACTTTTACTTACATTAAACTCATGCCTTCTTCCCCAGGCCTCTTGCTCATTTTTTGTAAGATAAATACCCAGCGTGCTGTTGAAAGTATTGGCTACTTGTGGCCTACAACAATAGGGGGTATACGGTGAGTTCACGCGCTCGCATCGAGGGCATATCCATGGGTTCATTACAATATTTAAGTGTATTGCAAATTAACAATACATAGTCATCAGTCATTGGTTGTGCTCTTTACAACCATTTTTCACCCATTCTATTGCATCTTTATGCATCTGAACCGCTCCATTCCATGTTGAACATCTTGTTTGATAGCCATCACAATTATCATCTTCAGAATTAAAAACCATCGTTTCAAATAGCATGGGGTTAGATGTAAATCCGTAGCCATGGTCAATACCTAGAAAAACAGTTGATATTCGAGAGCCATTAATTTCATCCTCGGCTACGCGTCTTCTTTTATTACCTTCTGCGGTTTCGTATAAATCCTCCCAGTCTGATAATTTACACGGCACGGGATTGTTGTTTTCATCGAGATTGTAATACATCATCTTAATCCTCAACCTATAGTTTTAAAGCGAAAGCAGGAATGAATTGCACATTCTATATGGTGCTCGTATCGTTCGAGAGCGCTTGTGGGCACCGACCGGCTCACCCATCACCTTATCTAAAAGGCCAACTTATGTCGTTTGGGGATACACGCTTCACTGTCAGCGTCGCTGCTTTCATAAAAAGTGACAGCCTGTAGGATTTCCACCTACTGCTTTACCGCTAACCCTCCGTATTTCTACGTTGCCACCCAGCTCTAGGGTCGAACCTTATCCTCTCGGCCTTTTCAAGGAGTAAATATATGTCACAAAGACCATATAGGCTGTCATAATTGGTGCCCATCCATCCCAACACACAAAACATTCTTGATAACTAGCAATTAAAAATTGGCCTTGTGGTTAGGATTTTTGGGCATGAACTCTTGTTATTTCATCTTTTCTCTTAAATATTCAAGCATGTAATCTAATCCACGCATAAGACCTTGAGCAGCTCCACGACTAAATTCTGTGGATTCTTCAAGGCTATCAATAAACATTTCTATAGACCTGGATTTATTTTCATGTATGTGATCATATATTTCTTCTAATAATTCATTATTTGTCATATTTATCTCTTTCAATTCTTTTGATTGCTGAGAAAGAATCTTATTATAAAGATTTATCCTGTCGCCGTAACACATGCCAAACATGCCTTCTATCTCTATTTTACCCCTGATGCTGTCATACAGTACGGTCATTAATTGCATTATTTGTGAATCACTTATTATCATTACACCCCTTTATCAATCTATAATCTGATGTCAAAGCCATGCTTATCAAATCTATGATATCTTTTTTAATAACGGATGGATCGCCCACAATTCTTAGTTGACTAAGTGCCTTTATAAGACTAAAAACAATAGAGTCTATCTCCAATTTAATTGATGAAAAACTCTCATTATAAGTATCAACAAGCATAGAAACTGCTAACTGTCTTAGTTTTATGATTTCTTCATCTGTTGTCATTCCTCTATCTCCTGGAACACTCTAGCTATTTCTAAATCAAGAGCTATGTTGTTGGGCGTAAGGCAGCCATCATCCATCAACCGCACGAGATGCACCAAAAACATATAGGCGCGCTGTATAGCCTCAGGATTCCTCGATTTAACGCTTTTCTCCATGCTTTCTAGGAACCTATTCACGTTCTTGATTTCTCTTAGAACCCCTAAACGCATCCGTGCCAGGTCTTTCATTAGTGTGGTTTTTGTCCTTTAGATTCTATTAATTTTGTATGTATTTCTTTACCTATACAATTTAGATAGGTCTGGATAAATTTTTCGATGTAATCTTCGTCTAAAGATAAGCATATGCGTGTAATGATCTCTCTGTTGAACATAATCATTACTGACAGTATTAAATCCGTCATCGCTTGTGAGCCTTCTTCTCCCAAGAAAAGATGCTCTTTATTTTTTAGTGGGGCAGAAAATGCATCAAATAGACTATTCAAAATCACATTTTTTAATTCTTTCTGTTCTGTGTTGAGGAATCCTCCTCTTTGCACTTCAATGGTTGCAGACATAAGTATCTTCTTTTGTTTTTTCATAGAACTTCATAGCGCTATGCATAGTATGAACAAAGGTATTTACAATATCCATTCTGCTGTTTTCATCGCAGTCTAATGATACAAAAAACCATCCTAAAAAGTTTTCAATTCCGGTTAACATGCAATTAAGCTTATCTTCTTCTGTAAAATCAGTATTATTTAAGTTTCTAACCTCAAATTTAAGTCTCTCAAATATAGATACCGCAGCCATCTTGTTTTTTTCATTCCACATCGTTCTTTCTAACCCTTTATATTGTTCTATCAAATAGTGTCATTTTTTATTATATGACCCAAAAAAACTCTTTCAGACCATACCTGTATTACTTTTTGAACATTCTTAAATATTTTATCGTCTTTTTTTGTACCATCAGGTAATAAATTTGCAAGAACCCACCCTTGCAGATTTCCAAGGATAAATCCCGCCATCTCTAAATCTTGTTGAGAATTTGAGTCTATATTATTTATACCCTTAAATACCTCGCACAAATGAATATAGATTTTATGCGCCTCTCTCGTTTGATCTTCACTTAATTTCTTCAATTTAAACCCCTTAATTACAATGTGTTTTATAATTCATGCATCTTTTACAAAACACCATGTCATATGCTCCATGGTGTTCTTCCTTCTCTATACGTTTTTCATATTCTTCCCAGTCATAATCATGGCCAATGAAAAAACACTTTAAAATATTCCACAAATAAGTCATTTTCTATTCTCCTTAACTACAATTTGGCAATCTAGGCCTTTTGACAATTACGGGAATCACCTTTTGTGGAATAGCGCTTGTATTGATAAGCACTGTACAAAATGCCGTAAGTTCTTCAATTGTCGATTGTATTTCTTTTTGCTCTTCTTTTTCCATCATTATTTTTGGTGGTAATTTATCCCATTTGCTTCCATTTTTTACATAACCAGGGAGGGAGTCTTTGTAAATAGCTCCCAACCGGTTTACTTCATCGTATATATGTCTCCATTGCTTTATAAATTCCATACCCATCCTTGGTTGACAAAATTAAAACGGAACATCCTCATCAGCTACATTATCTGATAAATTCGCATTTCCTACGTTTTTTACATAATCCTTAACAGAGTTCTGGCTTGGATACCTGCCGCCATTTGGGCTTTCCTTTCCTTCTTTAATGACAAGTTCTAAAGACCCGCTTTTATTAATACAGTCTTCAGCTGACAATTCACCGCGGTCATACTTCATCATAAGACCCAAATTTGAACAAAAGTGTCTTAACTTGTATGCCATGGCCTCAAGAAGATAATCAAACATGGAATGCGTAGACCCATCCTTCCCCCAAATAGTCAATGTAAGTTTTATCATATCATTGCCGCTTTTTGACTTTTCATTAGTGGCATTAGTTACCAAAAATGGATATATCCCTGGCTCTAGTAAACTAATAGCCTCTAGCTCTTCTTCTGACTTTGGCGTAAATCTCATGCTGCCTCTCCTTGTATTTTTGATTTAAGAAATTCTATGCATTTTTGTATAGCGTCTTTGGGCATTTCCTCCCAACGCTCTGATGAAGATTTATCTAGCCACTTCCTGTATGTTTCTTCTGGAATCTTAAGTAACTCAATGAGTCTTACAATCTCTTTTGCGTCTGAATCAGTGGCTAACTCTTGGGCAATAGCATCCCTTTCTAGTACTTTACGGCCGTACTTTTCTGCTATTTCATTGTAAGAAAATGTAAACTGATCTCCATCGGGTATAGTTTCTATCCTAGACTTTTTAACAACACCCACCCTCGTAGACCCTCTTTTTTGAATTTCAAATACGAGATCGAACAAGTAATCTAGTTTTTTATAGCAGTCAAATGTTTGACCAAGAACTGCTAAATTCTGCCCGTATTCGTTTTTGGAATGGGAGGTAATTATAACGTTCATATCTAGTCTGAAAAGAAGATTGAGCAACTGCTTCATGCGTCTATTAGCCTCTCCATAGTGACGACCAAATTCTGTGCCAACCTTGCGCTCTGCCTTCTCAAGCAAGTCATTATAAAGAAGTGTTAGTGAATCTATTACGAGAGTTTTGTATTCATGCTGTGTCGTTAAAAGCTCTCTCACTTCGTTTACCATTTCGTCAAAATCCACGGTCATAAGAACCGCTCCTCCGACTTTTTCTATCTCACGCACATACTGAGTTTTATTAGTAGAACCTTCTGTGTCGATGATATAGGGCTTAGGAAATTGTATAGCTGCCATCGTTTTACCGACACCAGCATTACCATAAAATAATGCCTTGAGCCGTGATTCGATCATTGCTGGTTTTTTTGCTTTTAACGCCATTTCAAATACCTCTCGTTTTAGTTATGCCCACTTAAGAGCTTAGATAGTCTCCCTATGCACCCTGACTCAAGATGCATAAGGCGACTATCTTTTAAGTAGCCACAAGAAACGCTTTTTCTTAAATGTTATTCTATCTACTGCAGTTACAAAATCCTTCATGTCTTTCTCCTTAAAGTTGTGCTTCATTGGTTTTTTCAAGCAAGTCCATTAATGCGTCTTTTCTAGAAACTCCTTCCCCGATAGGATCGTACGTTGAATAATTACCCCAAAACGCAAGCCAGGGCTTTTCGTCTGAACATAAAAAGTCCAGACGAAAACAAAGGATTTCTTTTTCATTGAATTTGTAGGTTGAGATATTCATGCGAATTTCCCCCAATAGACATCTCCGTGCTCTTGGTCTATGTGAGAGTGATAACCATTGGCTTCATTGATATTGCGTAGATACGTGTCACAAGCATCGTCAATAATGGCCTGCAATGTTTCTTCGTAGTATTTGATAATGTTGTTGCGGGTAACTTCTGCAAATTTTTCGATTGATTCTTGTGACTTATCTTTTAGCATAGACATAAGAGCGCATGTATATTCATTGTCTATAGACAAATCGTCACCGTATACACACTCGGATAAGTCGCGGTCTGATGCGTCTATGTACAGTCGTGCTAACTCGTTTTTATCATCATCTGATAATGAGTCGAATGAAAGGTAGTATTGATCACATGATAAACGTGCGTTAGTCGCAACCAATTCTTCTGCGAAATTTGATAATCTTTTCTCTTTTGACATCACCAATCCTTTGGTAAAGTGCACACCCAAATTCCATGGGTCGTTATCAATGTCTTGATTTTTAATAATAGCGTGCGATACACTTCTCTCGTGCATAATAGTCTCCTAAAGGTTTTTATGTTCGGTGGGTTAAGAGTGACAGCCCTTAACTCACATATAAATGCTATTATACTGTAGCATCACTCATTGTCAACTTTCTTTCTAACTTTTTTTTGTATTTCTCCACACACATCACAATAATTTCATTCATAGATATTTGTTGTCTAGCGGAAGTATCCTTAAGAAACAACCAGTCATCGAATGGTATTCTCACATTGAAAGCTTTGTAGTCTTTTATATCTTTCTTCATTTTATTATCCTTTTATAAGCACATTTATACAATGATGCTATTGTATTTATAAAATGAGAGCTTGTCACGTAGTTTTTTAGAATTATTTGAATATTTTTTGGGAGATCACTTGATAATAGGATAAGCAAAGAGATATATTAAGCGCATCTGGGGTTGCTCTCCCCCAGTGCTAGTTGATTTTTATGCTAGATTTTTAGAATTGGTTATCAGTTGATAATCTAAAGAGATGTGAGGCATCCGTGCCACACTGAACTTTTCATTTGATATTGATGTTTGATCTCTACCTACCAAGTGTCTTCAAACTATACCAAATTGCACACAATAACGGTTCTGTAAAAAAACATTGTGTGCAGACATTCACATTACAACGGGGAAATTATATCCATGTCGCACACTAATGACAACACTATTAACTCAAATCCTTCAAAAAAATCTCAAGACAGTAACGAATCATTCCACATTAAACGAGTACGCCCTCGTTACATAACCATCAACGAAGATATCTTTCATGCTCTCTCTGGGGATGCCTTAAAAATATACATGGCTTTACGTTATGAAGCTGACTACAGCAAAGACTGTTCGACTGTCGAAAAGAACATTCAGTTCCTTTGCAATACGGGTAAAGTAACCCGTACGAGCTGTTTTGAATCTTTGAACGAGTTAGAAAAAAATGGACTCTTAATTCGAAGGGCACAACCGGGGAGACAATCGTTATACCTGATTGCTACTGACTTAAACTACTTTAATAAAAAAGAAAACATACCCGTCCAGGATACGGACGGGTCATTTGACCCGTCCGAGATACGGACTACACCCGTCCGAGATACGGATACCATAACCAGTAATCTTTCCAATAATAAAAACTATACACACACACAGAGGTCGGTTGAGCAGAATTTGTACAGCGAGGTTGAACAGCAAAGAAAGGCGATGTTTTTCAGAGAGGAATGTCTTAATAGCGAGAAGTGTAAAACCCTCTATGAGAAGTTGCCCGAGGATGTTAGGCGAGACAAAACTTTTGAGGACATATATCTTGAGTGTTTGTCTCACTATGCGACATTGCGAGATCCGTTGCTTGTAAGTCCTCAGCGCCTAATGTCATGGATTAAACGTGATATTAATTATTCTAAGAAGGAAGCTATCCAAAAGACTAAAGTCTATAAGAAGCCTATGACCGGTACTGACAAGTTCAATGAAATGATTAGAAAAGAACAAAAGAAATACGGGGTGACTTATGATCACGTATGAGCCAACCGTAACTTACATAAATCAATTTGTAGACAGGGAATTTGTTACCAAGATGTTTACTAAGTTTTCCATCAAATACGGAAAGCTATGGACTAATCGCATGGGTGACGATCCTGACTGGGAAGCATGCCTCGACGACTGGACTGAAGAGTTAAGTAAATTCACGATAGCGGAAGCCACACAGGCTAGGGAAAAGTGTTATCTCATTTACAAAGAGTTCCCGCCAACGCAATTGCAGTTTATAGATCTCTGTCGCAAAGCCTCAGGAATCCCAGATGAGGACGATGTCATACGCATGATGGTTTCTCGTGACTTCTCACATCCGATTGTGAAAATGGTTTATGACAGGATCGGAAGCTGGACACTCAAGAACGGCAGACACGAAGAAATAAAAACCAAGACCCGTGAGCATTACCCATTCTGTGTCGTAGAGTTTGAAGAAAACCCGCATTCCCACTGGAAACGCTTGCAAGAATACAAAGACGAGAAGCTGAAAGAACTACCTCCGCCAGACAAAAACCCAACGAAAGGCGAGAGTAAAGCATTCCGTGATTGCATGAACGAATGCCAGAGAATCTTACAAGGCAAGAAGATAGTAAACGAAGGAAAGACTTATCGACAGTTCGATGAAGCCCAGATAACACCGACACACAGAGATTTTGATCCTGAGGTTTACGAGGAGTTCCGCAAATATCTCATTTCAGTACCTGAAACTGAGACTATGATCTTACCTCCGCAGTACTCATACCGCAGAATGAAGTTTTTAGCTATGGAGGATCAACGTAGATTTAATAACAACCCTAACCCACAGGGTCAAAGTAACTCTCAAAATAGAGGCACTAGAGAGCCTTTTAAGGTATATAAAAATTATACAGGTGATTGAGCATGGACAAAGCGCTATGGATAGCACGCAAGAACTACCTGTGCACACTTATCAAGAAAGTTTCAGACTCTCACGGCGGCGACGATATCGAATTCTTGAGGGAGCATTGCCGAGAAGTTATCGCCAACTATCCGGACGACACCATCGAACAAGCGATTGCATGCTACGAGAGCATTGGCATCGTCAAACCCTTTGTGGCTCCGCCCGAGAGTGTGGAACCCAAAAAAGTTTGATGCTAACATCCTGAAAAACAACAAAGGGACTAACGCATGAAATATAGCTACGACAACGAAAGAGAAGAGATACTACTCAACAGAGACGAGCTTTGCTCAGTGATAAGAGCGAACCTATCTGAGTACCACAACCAGCCGGTTACACCGGATTTAATAGCGGCGGTTGCGCGGCAACTATCGGAAGACATAGAAAAGATGGTGAACGCATAGGGGTAGAAGGCGGTTTTTAGGATGTTTTGGGTGGGGTTGCGACTTTCAGAGTACTTTGGGATGGGTTAACGGTTGAATGGTCTTAAAATGGCTGTTCCTCGTCCTTGAGATCAAAAGTTATACACCTAATCGTTATCTGGGAAATCTCTGCCCCTTTTTTTAAGTCTTTCGTATTCACCTGTATGAAGTTCGTACAATAATTTTATTCTTTCTTTTGCTTCATCGATCGTTTTGTGACCTTCTCCTGAGATTATTAATGCTGGGCTTGCGAATAAATCGTATGGATGCATTGTCCAGTATAATCCATTCATTTTTAG